CGAAGCCTTGAATGCTGATGTGGCACGTGGCACACGTCGGCCGATACTGAAGCTCGACCGCCACCTGCGTTCCGCGCACCGTCGAGAACACTACCGTGCGTTCACACGCTGCCTCAGCGACGGGGTTACAGGCATTCAGCACAGAGGCCGTGTTGGTGCTGCCTGCCAGCGTCACGACCTTGTAGGTCGCCGTGGCCCACGACCCGGTGAACGTACCTAGCTGCAGCTTGGCACCGCCGCCGCCTGACACCCTGGCCCCGAACGTCAGCGCCGCACCCTTGCGGTCGCCAGCCTCAACCTGACGCACGACCTTGGCGATGCGCTCGGCCGCTGGCCGGGTGAATGTCACCCGCTCGGTCTTCGCCGCTTTGCCGTCCGGTTTCTGGGCCACGCTTCAAACTCCTGTGGCTCAGTCCTCGAGCACGGTTAGCACCAGGCGGCTACCCTCAACGGCCGCCTTGGCTGCGTAACTGCCAGCAGACAGCCGCATGATCGCAGCCTCACCGGCACGCAGGCTCACCGTTTCGTACAACGTGCCGCCGCTGTAGCGGCCGAAGCTCACCGTGTGCGTGGTGCTCGTCGCCAACGACCTGGCGAAGCACAGGCCAACGGCACCCAGCGTGGCCGTGCTGATCTGCGTCACGCTAGTGCCAAGGTTCAGCGTGACCGACAGCATGCCCGCCGTGGCAATGTCGGCCGTCACGCCAGATGCAGCGAACGATTGCGACAAGGCACCCTTGGAAACCTGGGCGCTGATGCTGTAGTTCAAGTCGGGCATGATCGCTCCTAGAACGGTGGGGTTCCGAAATAGCTAGAAAAATTCACCTCACGATACATCTGCCTAACCAGAATGTCCGGCTCTTGCCCGGCCGCTTTCAGAGAGCCATCCGGATTTAATGCCCGTGGAAGCGCAGAAGGCACTTCCTGCCCGTTTCTATCTTTGACCCAAGCCTGCTTAAGCTCGCCGTCCTCTAGATACTCAAAGCCAACGTTGGGTAGATACAAATCGTGACTGCTAGCTCGATAGACCAACTCAGACGTGCCTTGCCAATACCGCACCTCAACGTCGTTGACAACCTCGGTGGTCTGCTGAGCACTGATCCCGGCACATAGCCACGTATGCGGGCCGCCCCATAGATAGGCTTCACTATTCACGCAATTTGTGACCGCCGCCGCAACTGATGCCGGGAAGACCGCACGATTCCACGCGACTGTGGCACGCACCTCCGCCTCAAGCGTTGTGAGCCCAGGGAAATATGTCTTGGCTGAGTTCACCAGCGGCTTCTGCGTGTTGCCGTCGTAGCAGGTGAGCGCCGGAACCTGGGCGCCGCCCGTGGAAAAACTCCACACGTCGGGCCTAGCCAGCGGGTTAGGGTCAAACTCTTCCTGTTTAGGAACCTCAAAGCGCAAAGTGACTTCAGCGTGAAACCTGTCGGATTCCGTGACGCTGCCGTCAAGCATCAACAGATACGGATACTCAGGGTGTGACGCACCGTGCACATAGCCAACGGCACCGATGACCTGCTGGGTCGGCGTTGGCTCGTCCACCGTTACCACAAACTTCATTTCAGCCGTTGGGCTTTCGCCAAACCGGTGCTGAAACGTGCGCGGCAGAACCTCTCGGTATGACAAAACGGCCATGCCTACGCTCCAAGAATGTCTACCGGCTCGAGGCCGTTGGCACGGATCGCCTGTTTGATTTCGTCAAGTTTCTGCAACTGCTGCCTGCGTTGCTCAAGCGCGGGATCCTCACGCCGCAAGCCCAACAAGAGCGAAATGCCTTCGTTGGTGCGAACGTCCGAGACCTGCAACGCCCGCTGACTTGGCTTGCTCAACTCTGCGGCAATCTCTTGGCGGATCTTGATTCCCTCGGCCGCAAGATTTCGCAAGCCTTGGGCGAACTGGCCTTGGTCAATCTCGCCAGCACCGAAGGCATCCTTGATGTTCTTTATCTCGTCCGCAATGCCGGTGGCTGGCTTGAGAAGGTTCAGGTCAATGCCACGGGCCTGCAGCCTGCGTTGCCGGTCCTGCTCCTTTGCGGCATCTCGCAAGACACCGGCCTCATCTTTGGCCTTGTTGAGCCTCTCCTCAGCGGCAATCAGCCCCTGGATGTCAAACTGCCGTCTTGCCTCTGCCGCTTCTTGCTCAAGGCGTGCGATGTTCTGGGCGATGGCCTCAAGGTCTTGGTTCAGCGTAAGGCGTGACTTTTCGGCGTCGGTGAGCGTGGCCGACCGGAGTTCCTCAACCCGCTTGCGTGCGTCCTCGTTGGCCTTGCGTGCCGCCTCGTTGGCCTGCTTGATCCGTTCCTCGTCGGCCTTGCGTGCCTCCGACAGGCGACGCACAGACTCAGTCAGCGTTGCGGCCGCCTGGGCCGCTTGGATGAAGTCTTGGGAATTTGGCTTGGCTTCTTGAACTTGGATGGCGTAACGCACCAGTTCATCGAACTGGTCGAGCAGCGGCTGCGGCACGTTGTTGAGGCCGCCCAGCTCAGTCGCCAGCGACGTGATGGCCGACCGGGCATTTCCAATTGCACCTTCGGCAAACTCACGGGCCGTGATTCGCTCAGGAACCTTCAGGGCCTCTTTGACCTTTTCGCCAAGGTTCACGACAGGGCCAATGCCTGCGGCCGTTGCAGCGGTGAACCGCTTCATTTCTGCGGTGCTCTGGGCAACAGCCTGCTGCACGTCGCCGCTGCTCTGATTGCCTGCAATGGCCCACTCAATGAGGGCGCCACTTGCGAGACCGAGTGCGACAACAAGAGCACCGATGCCGCTTGAGTACAGGAGGCCACGAATTGAGACGGCAAGCCCGGCGCTAGCTGCGGCCGCAGTCCCTGCCGCCCCTGCGTAGCTACTGGCTGCGGCCGCCGATGCAGCAAAAGCCGCCGCCAACTGGCTAATCCCTGACGCGATTGCTTGGCGGTTGATGAATGCCAAGTATCCGCCAATGGCTGGCAGCAGGTTGGACGCCAGCGGCTGCAGCACGGACGCAAGCACGCTGGCAACACTGGCCACCGTCTGCAGCGCCTGGCGGGCTGACTCGGCTGCAGCAGCCACGTCAACCTGTTGGGCAAAGGCCACAAACTCATTGGCCCCCTGCACAAGGGCCGGTGCCAACTGCGTCAGCACACGGCCCGCAAGTTCCTGCAGCGCCTGGCCAGCTAGCCCAAACGCATCCCCGATGGCGTCGATTGAATCAGGGCGGATGCCGTCAATGCCGTCACGGAACCCGCTAAGGAATTGGTTTGCGGTGTTGAGGTTTTCCGGCAACTCTCGGAACGTCGGGAGCAGTTCTGCACCGGAACGGCCAAAGATTGCCACAGCCGCAGCGGCACGCTCGGCTGGGCTTTGAATGCTGTTGATGGCAGAAGCGATTGACGCAAACTGCTGCGTACTGGTTTGGGTGGCCAGACCTTCCACGGACAGCCCAAGCCGGCCGAGAGCCGCCTGCGCTTCCTTGCTGCCACGTGATGCGTTGCTGATCGTCACTTGGGCACGGGTGAACGCCGTGGCTAGTTGATCGCTCGAGGCCCCCGACAGATCCGCCGCTACCTGCAGCTGACGCAACTCACCGTAGGACACGCCAAGCGATTGCGACAACTGCCGGGTGCGGTCAATCGCCTGAGCCGCACCGCTGGTGAAATTCTGAAACGTGCTCGCCAGCGAAGACACGCCAGAGATAAACAGTTTCGAAATCTCAATCGTCTTGAGCGTCGAAACGTCACGGGCCGTCTGCTTCGCTGCGTAGCCAAGTTTCTGCAACTCAACCACGCCAGCGTTGATGCCCTGAGCCATGCCCGTGGCGGATGCCGACAGATTGAATGCGAGGCTTAGGCTTGCCATGGGGCGTCACTTCTTGCCGAGATCAGCGGCCATCCGCTTCAAGGTTTCTTCAATCTGCGTTGGATGCTGCGGGGCCTTGTCTTCAATGGGCACAAAGTCTGTGGCGTCGGGCACTCGTCCTTTGCAGTAGGGGGCCAGCATCGCACTAGCCACCATGCCGGTCTGAATCCACGGGTTATCCAGCGGGCGAAACCATCGGCTGTAGGCCATCCATTGCGAGAACTCACGGGAGTCCATCGCGTCGATTTCGGCCACAGTCTTTTTGAGGTGAGATGCCAGGGCGAACTTGAATTGCAAGGTCGGCCTGGCGTTCATTCCCCCGCTAGCTTCTTGATCTCCTCCTCAGTCAATGCGTTGTGCTTCAGGGCCGCACGCCACAGGCTGTGCATCTCATCGCTGCTGCGGGCCTTGAGGGCTTTGACGCCGTCATCGCCCGGATAGAGCAGGTTGCCCTTGTCGTCGCAGATGCAGCGGCTGAGAAGCTCAGAACGGAAGTCAGGGATGGCGTTCCCGTTGGCCTCGAGAAGCTTGAGTTCGTAGGAATCACGGTCACCAACGCTCATCAGCCTGACGGCCACCTCGCCGCCGAATGCCGGAACCTTGATGATCTTGGCGTCGGTTGCTGCGTCAATCTGTTCTCTGGTCAATGCCATGTGTTCAGCCGTCCAAGAGTTTGAGCGTCACGGTGTAACGGGTCACGCCGTTCACTTCGGCCGCCACGCCCAGCGACTGAAATACTGCCGAGTGCGTCAAGGACACGCCGCCACCAGAAAGCACGACCTGCTTTCGCAGCCCGTACTGAGCAGTGCTCATGTTTGGCGTGCCGAGACAGGTCAGCGTGACCGTGCCCAGGTCGTCAGTCCACACAGCACTGCGGCCTTTTGGCAGGCCGCCGCCATATGTCCACGACAGGTCAACCACTTCCGTGAAGGCTGTGCCGCCCCACGTCGCAGTGATTCCTTGGCTATATGTCGCCATGGGAAGCCCCCAGGCGATTAGGCCAACTGGAATTCGGCGCTGCCACGGATTGCGTCGTTGACGGTCAGCGTCACCGAAGAACTGTTGCAGGTCGCCGTTGCAGAAACACTGATGCCGCCAGCAATGCTGAGCGTGCCCGTGGTGTTCTGAGCGATGACGGAAGTGCCGATGTACTCGATGCTGACCGTCTTGCCGGTGTCGCCGCCCTGCGTGCCGACCAGCGGCCTAGACATGGTAAGAACTGATTGCCCGGTCGTCTGCCCAAGGTGACTGATGTCGATATTGTCAGTGCCGCCACCAGTCGAACCGATGGTGTATGTGATGGACGTTACGGTGTAGTTGGTGCCGGCGAACGAGAAAGTTGTGCCGGAACCGCCATGGGGAGTCGATGCCATGTGTCTAAGTCTCCTGCCACCACACGTCGTAGGTTTGGGTCACCGAGTAGACCGATGGCATTTCAGCCCCGGCCAACTGCACAAAGTCGTCGGATTCGTTTTCCAGCGACGTTTGCTCTACCGTCGTATTGTCAACACTGCCCCCGTAGCCATCCAGAATCTGCCGCATGGTGTCGGCCACGCCTCGAGCTGATTCGTAGGTGGTGCTGTAAATGCTGTACTCCACGGTCACCCGTGGCATGCCCATCGGGGCACCAAGCGTCTGGGATCGCTGGATTGACGCCCGCCGCCAGGTCACGAACGGCAGCGTCACCTTGTTTCCGGCGGCGTCCTTTTCAGGCACCGCCAGCGGGAACACCTTGGAACTGCACAGCGACGTGAACGCCGTGCTGCCAACCAGGGCCGACCGCAAAACCATTTCGGGCGATTTCATGGTCAGGCTCCAAAGTCCGTGCCGTACTTCTTGCGTGTTTCCTCAATGGCCTTGGTGAGGGCACGCCGCATCTCAATGTCGATAATTGACCGCATCGTGGGCTCTGCGATCCTGTAAGCCTTCTGCAGCGGGTACTGGGCCTTGGCCCCACGCACTTGGCCGGTGGCTACAAAGTCGATTGGGTATTGTCCCTTCCATGACCCTTGGCCACGGCGTGTGTTCCAGCTGGACAGGATGCC